GGCAAAAGATTTAACTGCGCTGTCATCCATTTGCACTACATCAGATTTAATATTTAAATTATATTGATCCGGTGTTTCTGGTCTACCAAGTTTTGTATAGGCTTCTTCCCATACTTCTTCTGTAGAATTTTTATTAGGCACAGATATTTTGTCTTGACCAATCATTCTAGTTGCATTGATATAGCTTTTTGCTAACGCATCTATCTCTGTAAATTTTTCAATGTTAGGATCATTTCTATATGCTTCACTTATAGAATTTTTCCAAGATGATTCAGTTGGTTGTGGTGCAGGTGTGTCTGCGTTTGCAACAGTTGCTTGAGTTGCTTGTGGTTGTGTTTCTGTAGTCGCTTGATCTACAGGCACAGTTTCTTGTGTTATCTGTTCATTTGACATTTTTATGTTTCCTTATTTTCTCGTAGCATTGATTTAATAAATAGAATGACACTACGTTGTCCTTCCATATATGCACTCTCATGGCTATCACCTTTTACATTTGTGGTAGAATGATAATGACATCTTTTTTCAAGATCAGCTAAGACTTCTTTGCCTTCGTCTGTATTGAATATTGTTTTGTAGTTTGTTTGTAAACCCTTTAAAAATTTTTCCAGTTGTTTTGTTTCCATATTATTCCACTTCAGAATTTGCTAAAGCTCTTGCTTCTTCCGGCAATGCTTTGGCTAGTGGTGCTACATCTCCTGCGGCTTGTGCAACTTGTTGCATCTGTGCCATTTGTTGTTGTTGTTGTGCTGCTTGTGCAGCTTCTTCTCTTTCTGCATTAACTTGTGATTGTAGTTTTAAAACTTTTTGCGGAACTCCTACAAGATCAGCAACATGTTTAACTAACGCATCAAAATTAATATAATCAAATACTGGAGCTACATTAGCAAGTGATCCTAATATTTCTATACCCCTAGTAATTGATGAAAGCTCTGTAGATTTTTGTGCTTTAGCAAGAGGAGAAACATATTCTATTTCTATGTCTTGACCCGACAAAAATTCTGGTGCAGGAGCAAACTGTCCTCTTCTAAATAAAATATTAAAACATCTATCAATCATTGGTTTTAATAATTCTGATTGTAGTCTACCTAACACTGGACCCAATAATCTCATCTTCTCTTCGTTTCTTTGTATGACTTCTGTTGCTGTCATTTGTGGTCCTTGTTGCAACATTAATTGATCTACATAAAAAACATTTCTAATAGCAGTTCTTCTTTGCTCTTCCATTTTTAATCCTAGTGGATTGTTTGCACCAATGTTTAGTGGTTCAATTCTATCTCTTGTACCACTTCTATAAAAATTTAATCCACCCGGTACAGTTCTAACTGGTAATAAGAAACCATCATCCGGAACTAATAGCGGTGGGTCCACTTGTTTCTGCGCAGCTTTGATTGTAGTTTTTGACATCTCGTTTAGCATCTTTACGTCTGGCAAGGCTGTCATAGCTGGTGATCTTCCATAAATTTCGTGTGATGCTTTTAAGTATCTAGGCACTACAAAAGGAAATTCTTGGAAACCCGATACTGATAATTCATTACCATTTTTCATTTCAATATACACAGATTCAAATGGCATGTTTTCTGTATCTTTTAAATTAGGATTAAAATCTGATCTTGGGTATACAACATGTAATATATCTACTTCGTTGTATGGATCTTTTTTTTCTTGTGCTTGAATGTCAGTTGATATTTTATTCCCAAACTGTTGTATTGCAGCTCTTACTGATAATTTAAATTTTCTGTATACTGTATCTATTCTACCTTTGTCATCTTCAGCAATAAAAATTTCGTTAATGTGTCTTGTAGAAAATTTTAATATATCTTCATTATCTTCCTGTATAAACATTGCTGCTGTACCAAAAGTAATTAGGTCATGGTATAATTCAAATATTTCTTGTTGAAAGTTTGATCTGTTAAATGCTGTGTACATAACATCAGTTGCACTCTCTAACCAAAGTTTAGCTTCATCTTCCATTTCTAATTCTGAATTTTTAAATCGTAGTGAGAACCAAGGTGTTGATGGATTAGTTAGCATCCCATGTAATGATGCTGCTAATAATTCTACTGCTTGTATTGGAGATGAATCAAAAATTAATTCTGTTCTTTTATCACCTTTTGATCTTGTCTTGGTAACATCTGCTTTTCTTGGTTGCATATAGTCTGCAACTTCTTGCCAATGCGTTTCCCAATTTTGTCTTTGCGCTTTTAATCTATCAAATCTTGATAGTAGTGATTTAGTTAAATCTGTTTTTGCCATTATACTGTTCCTAATAAACTTTTCTTACCTAATGAATAATCTGATGAAACTTGAGTTACACCTTTTGATGAAGTTAATGTATATCTTTTTCTTCCTTGCTTCTTAACTTTTCTAATATCATATTCATCATCTTTAGCTTTTTGCTCATCAATTTTTGCTTGTGTTGTTTTAATTTCTGATCCACCAATATTTTTTTTAATTATAGTTTCTTGAGCAGGTTGATTGCTGCCACCATCATCTTTTTGAGTAATTGTTCTACCCATTGCATCTAAGTTACCTTGACTTCTACCTGTTATATATCTTTCATAATCTTCAAATGTATTTTTGTAATTTCCTTTACCAACTACATTTTTTTGATAGTAATCTCTATTAACTTCAAAAGATTTTTGTCTTGCACCTTTAGTTAAATTTAAAATAGCACCAATAACTCCCGGAGCATCTGAATTTTTTATTTGATAATTTTCTAATTTATTTTGTTGATAATTATCTTCTTGAGGATTTAAATTTTCTTTTGTTAAATCTGTAAATTGATTTTTTTTATTAGAAGATTCACCTAAACCTATTTCAACATTAGCTTGTTGTCTTTCTTTTTCTTTTTGTTTTTCTATCTCTTTTTCGTAAGCTGAAACCTCTAAATCTTTTTTAGCTTTTTTATTGCTTTCTTTAGATCCTCCGCCATCTTGACCACTTGGTCCACTTGCACCCATAACTATACTCCGAATGTTAATGAAGATTTAGTTTCCCTAGTTTCTTTTTTAATAATTTTTTTCTTTACAACTAAAGGCTCTTCAACTTTTACTTCTTGTTTAACTTCTTTTGGTTTCTTTTTAAAAATTTTTTTAATTTTATCTAAGATCATTTCTTACCTAATAATGTTTCTAATGCTTTTTCTTCTGTTTCTTGTATACCAAGAGGTCCAGTAAGGATAGTTTCTTTTCTACCTTTTCTTCTTCTCATAATAGCATCTTGTTCTTTTTTAATTCTTTCTTTTTCTTCTGGTGAAAGCTCATCACTTGGTGGCTCCGGTGCCGGAGGTGGTGGTGGCAATGATGGCATTTTTGGTTTAAATATTGAACCCATAATTACAAAATCCTATAATTATTATCTGCTACACTTTGTGGAGCAGTTTGTCTAGTATTAATTTCTTGAAGACCAACAGCGAGATACCTCATGGCATCACACGCATGGCTGCTCCAATCATGGACAGGCTTTGATCTAAACATTCTGTTTTTATCAATATACTTCCTGTGATAATGTCTTAACGCATCTATCAAACTTTTGCAATGTTCTACATCAATCCAACATCTAGGTAACATCATTGTTGTTGCATGGATACCATCTTCTAATGGAATTTTTGGTACGACTTTAAACCTTAATCCTAATTGCGTAGCGACCTCTCTCCGGGTTTTACCATTTCCAAATTCGGTAACTTCAATGTCGTGTGGAGCAAAATGATCTTTGTAGATATATTCTTTTTCATTAATCATCTTAATGTAATAAGGTAGACCTTGACCTTTTTCTTCGTGGTAATCAATAATGTTTATGGATCTACCAAGTTGCTGATAAAATATTATAGAACTGTGATCTGAAACTCCAAGGTCCCATGCTGTTGATACTGGTAGCGCAGGATCGTAAGGTACTCTGGTAAGCTGTCTGTCATCATCTAGTTTTGCGATAACATCTCCATACACTGCACCTTCTATGTTGGCAATCCAATCGCACTCAAACTCTTGCTGATACTTCTTATCTCCCATAACTTCTTTTGCCTTATCTAATTCATCTTGATCAACTATCTTTGTAGAACTAGCTTTAGCTTTGTAGTGAAACCAATCATCCGCGCCTTGCGCGTGTTGGTACAATTCGTAAAAGTTGTTCTGCATACCAGAAGGTGTACCTATAAATACGCAGTAACCTTTTCTATCTGATAATGCTGGTCTAATTATTTCTGGAAACAACTTACTGTTTACGTTTGCGTACTCATCAATTACACAGCCATCTAAGTATATACCTCTTAACCCATCTGGGGATTCGGAGCCTAGCAGGGTGATACGAGAGCCATTTGGTAAGTCTACACGAAGCTCAGTCTCATTAAACTTGGTGTGTGGTATCTTGGCGGTAAACTGTTTCATGTAATCCCATGCAATAGACTTTGCTTGTTTAAAGGTGGGTGCAATATAGGCATATCTAGGATTTTTATTTTGGGACAGCAATGCTGACCTAATTAGGTGGTTGATCATACATACTGTTTTGCCAAACCTTCTGTGGCATACCAGTACATTCCATCTGTGATTATCTATTTGTCTGTGCAAGTAGGCTTGATGCTTCCTTGGTGTGTATGGTATTTTAATATCCATTCTTAGTGTATTCTGTCGGATCCAATATTATTTAAAGATTTATAGTCAAAACCCATTGATAGCATGGCATAGCTAATAAATAAATCTGCAGCTTTGTTATTGGGAAAGCCATAAAACTTAATTATTACATTGTTTGTGCCTTCTTCAATATAAGCAACTGAATCTAAATCATCCATACTAAAGTAATCCATGTACTACATTTAGTGCATTTGAAAAAAAATAAAACTAAAAAAGTGTTTGTGTATAAAGGGGTGAGTGGCTGTAAGGGTGTCCTCAAGTCCGGTCTATATATATATAATAAAATGCGACAGGTTTTTGGGGGTATAGGGGGTCAAGGTTTCCAAAAAATAGGTCCTTGCTCTATATATTATATCTTTTTTAGATTAGTGATAATAAAAGATTATCAAACCTAAAGAGGTTTATGTTTTATTTTCTATAGATAGGTCAGTAATACTGTCGTTTGTTTTATCGCACAAAAAAAGTTGGCGCTCTATGAATTAAAATAGGAACATTCTAAAACAAATCTAATAGGACCCAATAAAACATTAAAACAATTCTAAACTGTAAATATACAACATCTGTTGCAAATATATCACACAAAATAATTTTATATTTTTTTTTATATTGCCATATTTTTAACATAATTATTATATATGCTTTGTATATGAAAGAAAAAATAACAATAATAAAACAACATCTTAATTTCAAAGAATTACCAAAAGATATTAAAAAGAGTATTA